GTGCTGCGAATCTCTCTCCCCGAAGCAAGCCAGGATTGCAAAATAAAGATAACAATTTTGTTATGAAAACTATGAAAAGTAGAAAATACAACGCTCATTACAAGAGATTGCGGCAGATTATTTTGACCACTCAACCGGCCTGTTTTTACTGCAAAAAGGCTGCAGCTACGACTATTGACCATGATCCACCGATTGACACCTTCCCAGCTCCAGAGCTATGGGTTGGTACTCTAAGACCTGCGTGTGCACATTGCAACTATAGCAAGGGGGCGATTTATGGTAACAAAAAAAGGAAAGCCGTTAAAAACAGCCGTAAGTGGTAAGGCCGCACTTGGCAGACATACAACCGCAATGAACAACGCTTTGAAGGGGCGCAAAGACATTGATGGGGTAACACAGGTGGCTTTACTGGGACTAGCTACAGCTTGGGATCTTATAGAGAAAACCGGCGAGAATACTCACACCATCCCATCTATATCCAGAGAGCTGAGAGAGATCTGGACTTATTGCGGTTTGCCAGAGGCAGATGACATTTTTAAGTAAGTGTCCACCAAGATGGGCATCACTAAGAGATAAAAACTGTGTGACAGATGGCGATAACATGGCGATTGTTGCAGAGCTATTAGGTTTTAGCTTATTTGAGTGGCAACGCTATGTCTGTGATGTTGGATTAGAAAAAAACACCTATGGTCAATATAAGTACCGCACTGTAGCAGCTCAAGTTAGCAGGCAATCCGGTAAGTCTAAACTGATTGAAACCCGCATTGCCTATGAGTTATTGCAATCTAAAAGACATGTTGCCTATACAGCTCAAGATCGCAACATGGCTAAGGTTAAATGGGAAGAGCATTTATTAAGCTTTATGATGTCACCAAAGTTTTCAAAGCGTATTGCAAGAGTTAGCAAGACAAACGGCAATGAAAAGATTTACATGCGCAATGGATCTACTTACGGCATTGTGACACCTAATGACAAAGGTGCACGCGGTCTGAGTCTTAATCTTATGGTAATTGATGAGGCACTTACACACCCATTGTCTTTAATAGCAAACCTGCAACCTACACTTGCAACAAAGCGTAATGGTCAGCTTTGGATCATGTCTAATGCCGGCAGACCAGGTGAGTCGGAGTTGTTAGAGCATTATCGGGAATTAGGTCACAGAGAGATTGCAGATCCGACAAACAAACTAGCTTGGTTTGAGTGGTCACCTCTGTCAGATGATTTTGACTATATGGATCAAGAGGTGTGGTATCAAGCAATTCCATCCTTGCATGAAGAAAAGGGTGTTTTGCTTGAAGCTGTCAAAGAGGCATCACAAACAAATAGTCCAGAGATCTTTACAAAAGAGTGGTTAAATGTTTGGCCGGCCAAAGATGCAGTGCAGGTTATAGGTACAGAGTTGTGGGATAGTTTGGCTAGGACAGACATCATCCTAAACAATAATGTTGTTTTTGGTGTTGATATATCCAGAGAGCGCGACAGGGCTAGTATTGCCGTATGTGGGCAAGTCTTAGGTTATACACCTGTTGAACTTATAGAGTCTAAAGAGGGTACATCTTGGGTATTGCCAAAACTTATAGAGCTGTGTAAAAAGTACAAGACCAAAGTAGTCATAGACACAGGCTCACCGGCAGCTTCTCTTATAGCAGAACTGCAAAAGCAAGAGGTAGGTGTTATGGCTATACATCTGCGTGATTATGCTAGAGCATGTGGATCTTTCTATGATGCAGTGCAAGCAAAGACAATATGTCATATAGATGACCCAAACCTAAGAGCCGCAATTATGGGATCAACAAAAAGACCATTAGGTGACTCATGGGCTTGGAATAGACAAAGTACAACAAACATCACGCCACTTGTAGCGGTAACACTGGCACGCTATGGAGTAGTGACCAAAATAGAGGAAAGACCAGTAGCAAGGAGTAAGATGTACTAATGAGATACTTATCAACAATATTACAAGTTTCAGGATCTTTACTGTTAGTCTTCGGTGTCGCATCTCTTAACTTGATTTCTGGAGTATTATTAGGCGGCGTATTTTTAATTTTATTCGGCGTTGCTTTAGAGGTCAGAGGTAAATAATGCTTGGCAAGCTACTAAAGAGGCAGATACAACCCGGCATAGCTTATACAGCATCCGGTTATGTGGATTCACTTGGTAGAGTCGGTAGATTTTTTGAAGGCAATTACTCTGGCACTTATGTAGATGGCCGCACCGCATTAGGCATACCTGCAATTTATCGCGGTATCTCACTCATTGCAGATGCTATTGGTGCATTAGATCTTTGCGCATATCGCAATGGTAGAGAAGTTATGCCAAAGCCAAACATATTAGCGCGGCCTAATCCAACAGAAACACGCATGGAAACAATTGCGGCAATGGCCGCTGGTCTTTTGATGGATGGTAATTATATTGCCGTATTAGGTGAGGCTGGGGCTAATGGCTATCCGGACAGTCTTTATCCTGTGTCACCTGATCGCGTGCAAGTTACAAGAGATAAAGGCAGGATTGTTTATCGCATTGATGACAAAACTTATGATAGGTCAGAGATCTTTCATATTAAAAACTTTACAATGCCGGGTGACATTGTAGGTAGAGGTATTTTAGCTGTAGCAAAACAATCACTTGGTAAAGAAATTGCAATCAATGAATATGCTGCAAGATATTTTGATGGCGGAGTAAATCCAACAGCTGTAATTAAATCAGCTAATCCGGATCTTACAAGTGAGGAAGCGGATGCGTTAAAGTCCGCATGGATGTCAATGTACTCATCACGCAATAGATCTCCAGTAGTTATGAACGCATCTACAGACTTTGAGGTGTTAAGTAGTAACGCAGCTGAAAGTCAATTAGTAGAGGCACAAACAGCTGGTCTTACAGAGGCCTCTAACATCCTTGGAATACCGGCTTACTACTTAGGCGCACCAAACAGTAGCCGCACATATAGCAATGTTGAAGAAGAAAACTTGCAACTTATCAAATTTTCAATACAACCAATAGCTGAAAGAATTGAAGCCGCCTTTTCTGATCTGTTAGTGCGTGGACAAGTTGCCAAGTTTAAGTATGACACTATGTTAAAGACAGACACAGCTAGTAGATACGCAGCTTACGCAACAGCATTGTCAAGCGGATTTTTAACTGTTGATGAGGTGAGAGATAGAGAAAACCTTGAGTCAATGGATTATGAACTAGGGGAAAATGATGATGAAACAAATGCAACCGCACAAATACAAGAGGTAACTGACAATGAGCAATGAGGAACTAGAAAACAGGCGTTACAATGTTGAGTTTGAATTACGCCTTGCAGATGGTGATGGGCGCACTATCTATGGTATGGCAGTGCCATATAACAAAGAGCAGCGCATAAGCAGCACAATTACTGAGATATTTAGAAAAGGTGTTTTTGCAGATGTTATCCGAGCACCTCACAGGGTAAAACTTTTGCGCGGTCATGGCGAAAACAATGTATTAGGTAGAGCCACGCTTTTGAAAGAAACAGATGAAGGTTTGTATGCGGAGTTTAGAATTTCTAAAACAAGAGAAGGTGATGAAGCTTTAGAGCTGGTAAGAGATGGCGCACTAGACCAATTATCTATTGGATTTATGCCAATTAAAAACCGCAAAAGACCAGATGGTGTCATGGAGCGTATTAAAGCTCATCTAGCTGAGGTATCGCTTGTAACCTTTGGAGCTTATGGGGATATGGCTGCCGTTGCCGGAGTCCGACAAGGTGCGCCTCAAATTACACCTAGATTAGATGAAGCTAAGAAGATATTAGATGCCATACAGCGTAGTAAGTGATCATCCAGACTGCGAAGGCTTTGCAGTAGTTAAAGATGATAACAATGAAGTTTTAGGCTGTCACAAAACACAGGCTCAAGCTGAGGAACAATTAACAGCCATAAATATTGCAGAGTTTGGTACCAGAGAGTTACCACAAAATTACAGACCGGCATCCAGTGAAGATGTGCCAGAGGGTCGCAATTGTGCAAACTGTTATTTTTATGAAGAAGGCTACTGTGACCTGTGGGATGCTAATGTAAAAGCAAACTATTATTGCAACAGATGGGCTGCACAAAATGAAGATAGAGCAGATGCCCCGGCTCCAGAAAAAGATCAAATTGAGGGTAGTGATGAAAACAAACCCGGTAGTGCAGCTGGTAAGTCCGGTGACATATCAATAAACGCAGCCACCGAAAAAGCATTACAAACAAAAGCAGATGAACACAATGAGGCTATGTCAAAAGCTAATAAGCCAAACTGGACAAGGGTCAGAGTGGGTGCGCTTAAGTCTGTATATCGCAGAGGGTCAGGCGCATACTCAACATCACACAGGCCGGGAATTAGCCGCGCCGCTTGGTCAATGGCCAGAGTAAATGCTTTCTTAGTATTAGTTAGGACAGGCAGACCTACAAACCCAAAGTATGTTGGTGACAATGATTTGTTGCACTCAGATCATCCAAGATATTCAAAACAAAAAGATGAGTCAAGAGCTGTAAGTTTTACACCAACAGCTGCTATGAGGACAGAGGCACAAAGAGGACTTGATTGGCGTAGAGAGTTTGGCAGAGGCGGTACAGAGATAGGGATTGCCAGAGCTAGGGATATTGCCGGTGGCAAAGACTTGCCTTTAGAAACAGTCAATCGCATGGTGTCTTTTTTTGCAAGACATGAAGTAGATAAACAAGCTGAGGGTTTTAGTCCTGGAGAAAAAGGCTATCCATCAAACGGCAGAATTGCGTGGGCTTTATGGGGCGGTGATGCCGGTAAGTCATGGGCAGAAAACATAGCAAACCAAGACAGAGATTACCATGAAGATGAGGATGATAAACCAAGATACAACACAGCTATACAAATATTACAAAACTTAAAAAAACAGATATAATATAAAGAGTAGAACACCTGACCCTGTATTGCAGCGAGTCACACCTTCTCACAAACCAAACTAATTTATAGGAGAAAAATGTCAAATACATTTCTAGCCTCTCTGCGTGAGAAGCGTGAAACAAAGACTGCTCTTATTTCATCAACAGTAGAGCGTGCAGCGGATGAGACGCGCGATCTATCAGAGGTTGAACTTGCCAATGTAGAGGCACTAAACCTTGAAGTAAAAAAGTTAGATGAAAGAATTGAGCAGATGTCAGATATTGAACTGCGCAACCAAAAAGCCGCTGATCTAGCAGCTAAGGTTGATGCCAATGTAGATACAAAGAAAGAAACACGCGCTGGTGGTTTCACTGTAACAAAAGAGGAACTAACTTACTCAGAGCGCACCGCGGATAAATTCTTAGGTGATGCACTAAAAGCGCAATTTGCAAATGACTATGAAGCATCCGAGCGTATCCAACGCCATCAAAAAGAAATGGCAATTGAAAAGCGTGCATCAGATTCAGGCAATTTTGCCGGCCTTGTAGTACCTCAATATCTAGTTGATTTGTATGCACCTCTAGCACGCGCCGGTAGGCCGTTTGCAGATGCAGCACGCAAACATCCACTACCTGCACAGGGTATGTCAGTAGTTATCAGCCGTATCACAACCGGTACAGCTGTTGCATATCAAACATCTGAAAACACTGCCGCAGTTAGCACAGATCCAGATGACACAACACTCACAGTAAATGTGAACACAATCGCTGGACAAAACAGCATTTCAAAGCAAGCATTACTACGCGGATACAACATTGAAAACATTGTATTAGCAGACTTGCTACGCGCTTATCACACAAAACTTGATGATGCGCTACTAAATGGATCAGGAGCTAATGGACAACCATTAGGCCTAAAGACCATGACAACAGGAATCTTGGTAACTTACACAGCGACCACAGGTACAGTTGCCGGCCTTTATCCAAAAATTGCAGATTCAATCCAACAGATTCAATCAACAATTTATGCTAATCCAAATGCAATCATCATGCACCCACGCCGCTTAGGATTCCTATTGGCTGGAGTAGATGGTTCAAACCGCCCACTTGTAGTACCAAACGCCTACAATCCAACTAACGCAATTGGTACAGGTAACGGCACACCACCTTACGGCAACAGCGGCTACTCAATACTTGGCTTGCCAATTATTACAGATGCCAACATTGCAACAAATGTCGGTGCTAGCACAAATCAAGACACAATCTTTGTGGTTGATCTTAATGAGTGTCACCTTTGGGAAGAGGCTGGATCTCCTACCTATGTAAAGTTTGAAGAGCCAAATGGCAAGGTTGCAATCAACATTGTTATGTTTGGCATGTCAGCATTTACAAGCTTGAGATACCCAGGCGCAATTGCTCAAATCAACGGAACCGGATTAGCGGCACCAAGCTTCTAATCTAAAAATTTCTAAGCCCCTTACCCTTCCAAGGGGCTTAGATCCTAACTATGGTTGGTATTTAAGAATTGGAGTTTGCTTAATGTCCCAGAGCAATACAGATTTTGGATACCAACCATGGCTATAACAAATGGCTACGCAACACTAGTAGCTATCAAAGCCTACTTGTCCATCTCAGACTCAACAGATGACACTTTACTTGAAACATTAGTAGAGTCATCTTCACGCTCAATTGATAAAATTGCCAACCGCAGATTTTATGCTGACACTTCGGCTACAACACGCACTTACAGAGCTTACTCAGATGTTTTTGTTTATACAGATGACATTAGTTCTACAACCGGTCTTATAGTAAAAACAGATGAAGACGGAAATGGTACCTACTCAAAAACACTGACTTTGAACACAGATTTTATTATGGATCCGCTTACAGCCTCAGCTTTAGGCAGACCCTTTACACAATTGACTATGGTTTCTAATACTGAGTCTTGGCCTATTTTTCCCGGATTAACACAAAACGGCTTACGCCCCGGTGTGCAAGTAACGGCTAAGTTTGGCTGGCCATCTGTACCTAGTGATGTCAATGTAGCTTGTCTAATACTTACAGCTGATTTATACAAGCGCAAAGATGCACCGGGCGGTGTCCTAGGTCTTGGTGATCTAGGAGTAATACGCATGTCCCCAGTAGGCAGAGATGTATCACAAATGATTAGGGCTTATCAAAAGATTGCTATTGCCTAATGGTGCCAAGTACAGTAAGGACAAATCTTAAAACAGCTCTTACAGCTATTAGCGGTTTGCGTGTAATGGATTATGTCCCTGACTCTACAAATGTGCCTACCAATAATGCTTTTGCAGTTATTGGTCAATTGTCAATGAACTATGACTACACACTTAACAGAGGCTTTGATTCTGCAACCTGCAATATAATTGTCATGGTTGGTCGCATGAGTGAAAAAGATGGGCAATCAAGATTGGATGGGTTACTTAGCTCATCCGGTTCAACCTCAATTAAAGCCGCTATTGAGGCTGATAAAACACTAAGCGGTGCAGTGCAAACTTTAAGAGTTGTGTCTGCATCACCAGGCACAATAACATCCGCTAGTATTGATTACCTAAGTTATCAGTATTCAGTGGAATTGATAGGTTAGCGAAAGGAAAAATATGGCCATATTTATGGGTAATAAAGTAGCTGTGATTGTCGGTACCTCAACCATATCTTCATTTGTCAGCACTGTAAGTCTTAACCGCGAAGTAGAGGCAGTAACTATAACTGCCATGAACGATACTGTGCAAAATATGATTGGTGGCATTGAAGTGTCATCTGTCAGCATGGAATTATTTAATGATTTTGCGGCAGCCTCAGTGAATAGTCTTTTTGAAGATGCAATTGGGTCAAAACTGGCAATCAAATTGATACCAGTAACCGGCACAGTCACCGCTACAAATCCAAGTTATTCAATGTCATGTTTGATCACCCAATGGACACCCATTGCAGGTCAAACAGACGGCGCGGCAACGGCAAGCGTAACTTTTCCAGTGACGGCTTTAACAAAAGCAACAAGCTAAAAAGAAAAGGTGGGACATGCACAAGATTGAAATAACAAAGAAAGACGGCAAAAAGATTACTTATGATCTTACGCCATCTGTCAAAGTAGCTTTTGAAGCTGAGTTTAAGACAGGATGGCGTAAGAGATTAGGTGAACTACAAATGGAGTCTGATTTGTGGTGGCTTGCTTGGCGACTAGAGAAAGATCTAGGCAAGACAGAATTAACATTTGGTGATGATTACATCAATCAATTTATAGATGTTGATTTATTGTATGAAGCAAAAAATGGCTAGACCGACATGGTCAAATATGGGAGATTGCCTCTATGTCGGTGGCAACAGGTATTAGCCCTAAAGATTTATTAGAGGTTGATCCGGCTATTTATATGGCAATCAAAGCAATATTGCAAGAGCAGGCTGCAAAAACAAAAGGGACAGTCAGGCGGAGATAGTGGCTTTAGTAAAAGAGGACAGATCTCTCAAGGCTGTTTATGTAGCTGACTTAGATGGCTTGATGAAAAAAATGGCGCAGGTTGATCCTGACACTCAAAAAATATTTAAGAAAGAATTACGCAAACAAATTAAGCCTGTTGAAAAACTGGCCAAGAGTTTTATACCCTCTGAGGTCTTTCCAGGCTGGAGAGATACTAAGCCTTACTACCCTAGCAATTGGGGGTGGGCTTTTGATCAAACCCACAGAGGCCGCACTTATGGCAAAACAAATCAATCAAGATGGCAATGGTCACAAGCGGATGCAGTTGCCGGCGTACAAATCACAAGTACAAAGGTCAAAGTACAAAGAAATAAAGGTGTCAAATATTCAGTCACAGCTTTAGCTTTAGTAAATAAATCAGTGCCAGGAATAATTTTTGAATTAACAGGCGGCGGTACTGCTAGGAGTAGAGGCAAGACAAGGCGCGTAAGTCGTAACCTTAATGCTAGTGAAGGTTTTATTCGCAAAGTGTCACAAGCTCATGGCGCAATTTCTGGAGATGGTAAAGGCAAAAGAGTAATCTATAAGGCTACATCCGAAAAAGGTGAGCAGGCTTTAGCAGGAATTTCAGCTACAATAGATAAATACTTGGGCGCAAAATTTAGGGGTAACTAATGGCACTAAGTCAAAATGTTGTAATTAACTTTCTTACTAAGTTTGACAAAAAAGGCCTAGACCGAGCAACAAAAGAACTTAAAGGTTTTGACAAATTTGTAGCAATAAGTAGCAAGGGACTAAAAGCCGGTCTGTTTGCAGGTGCCGTTACTGCCGGCTTTGCATTACTAAAGCTTGGCAAAGACTCTATAACGGCAGCCTTAGCTCAAGAAAAATTAGACAAAGCTCTACGCTTGACCCTGCAATCTATTGGAGCCGAGGGTTTGTTACCTAATGTAAAAGACTTTATAGACAATTTACAAAGGGTAACAAATGTAACCGAAGATGAATTAGTGCCGGCTTTAAGACAATTGATTGCACAAACTGGAGATCTTGACAGCTCACAATTTTTATTACAGAAATCTTTAGACATATCAGTTGGCTCGGGTGCAGATTTGACTCAAGTTTTAGAGGCAATAACAAAGGCGGCAGTAGGCAACTATAAGAGCATTGGAGCTTTAGGGGTCGGCTTTACCGCAGCCGAAGCAAAGGCTATGGGATTTGAAAAACTTTTAATAAATTTAGACAAGTATGCAGGCGCAGCCGAAGCATCAACAGATACTTTTGAAGGTCAGTTAAAGTCTTTTAAGATTAGTGCCGGCGAAGCTACAGAAACTTTAGGTCAAGGATTTTTGACTGCCTCATCTTACATAGTCACTGGCACCGACAATCTCAAAACTTTTGGTGTCGTTTTAGAGTCAGTAGCAGGTGGCCTTGGTGATGTGTTTATAGGCTTTGGTAAAACTGTAAGTGATAAAGGTTTTTTGAGTGCCCTTAATACAACCTTTCAAGACTTAGGTACTGAGGGATTTAAGGTAAGACAAAAGCAATATTTAGCCGCTAAAGGTTATTTAGGTTTATCTCAACAAACTATTGATGCTTTAGAATTACAAGACAAGTTTGGTAAGAAAAAATTAACACAAGATCAAATGTTGGCAAAAATACAGGCAGAAATTTTGGCTAGACAAAAGGCAACTACAAAAGAGCAAACTGCTCAAGCTGCCCTATCAAAGAAAAAAGCCGAGATTGAGTCTATGTTTGACTTAGACAGGATCAATTTACAAGCTGCTCTAAGTCGCAAATTAAATGCCGAAGATGAACTGCGTGTCAAGACATTACAAAAACTTAAAGAGGGCACCAAAGAGGCTGTTGATGAAGCTGAAAGATATGTAGATGTTCTTGGAATTATTGCGGATGGCAAAATATCTACTGAGGAAGTAGAGATGTTAGCTAAAAAATGGGGTATGACCACTACTGCGGTATTACTTTATTTACAAGGTCTTTTTGCAGCTAATGATGAACTTAAAAAAATGCTTGCTTTGTTAAATCAAATAAAAACAACAGGCGGTGGTGTTAGTGGTGGTGCGGCAGTCATAAGTAATGACCCAGGCGAAGATGCACGCGATAGGCGTGAAAGGCTTGCCGCTTTAGCAAAGGTAATTACCCCAGCCGATTTAATTAGCTCAGGCGAAGATGCCCGCGATAGGCGTTTAGGTTTAACTAAAATGGCATCTGGCGGGATTGTAACTCAACCAACAACAGCTTTAATTGGTGAGGCCGGTGCTGAGGCTGTAATACCACTTGACCGCATGGGATCTATGGGTACGACTGTAAATGTAAATGTTGCCGGATCTATTATCTCTGAGGGTCAATTACAATCTGTAATTCAAGATGTTTTGTATAACTTGAACCGCACCGGAGCAGTCACTCAGTTAGCAAATTTAGGTAGATAATGTCAGCGGCAGTATTCAAGGCAGAGATAGATTTTAGCAATGGTGCAAGTTTTGATCCCGCCCTTATACTTGATGATCCTGCAACACCTTTAGATTCAGCTGTACTGGGTACAGCCGCCGCAGACATTGTAGATATAACAAGTTTTGTAACTGAGTGCTACATAAGGCGTGCCTTCAATAGATCATCTGACTCATTTATTGGCGGTAGTGCAAAGATAGTATTTGTAGATCAGACAGGCACATTTAACCCTGCCAATACTGGATCACCTCTGTATGGCAAAATTAAACCTATGCGTAAGATCCGCATGACTGCAACTTACAACAGCATCAATTACAACCTAGGATCTTTTTATGTGCAAGAGTGGAATTACAAAAGCCCTACGGGATTTGACCCTGCCTATGTAACACTAAATTGTGTAGATGGTTTTCAGCTATTAAATCTTACAACCCTAACTACAGTCTCAGGCGGTACAGCGGGACAAACTACAGCTGCCAGGGTTACAAGTTTGCTTGACTCTGGAGATTGGCCAGGTGGTATGAGGGACATATCTACAACATCTACTACTACTGTCCAGGCAGATAGCGGCAACTCAAGATCTTTACTTGCATCTTTGCAAGAGATTGAGCAGACCGAAACCGGGGCTTTATATGTTGATCAAAGAGGCTTTGTTAAGTTTATGTCAAGGTCAGACATTATTACTGCCTCTGGATCTGCACTTACAAAATTCTCAGATGTTGATGGATCAGGTGACATTACATATCAAAATGTAGAGTTTGATATATCTGATTATCAAATGATTAACAAGGTTACTGTAACGCCTGCCTCATTGACCGGTCAGACCGCAAGCGATTTAGCAAGCATTGATGATTATTTTCAGCATAGCAGGGTGAGATCAGGAATTATGCAGACTGAGGCAGATGCCTTAGATCAGGCTCAAATGATTATTGCCTCACGCAAAGAGCAAGGTGTTGATATACAACTTAATTCTTTGACTGTAGATGCTTATAGTCAAAATGATACTGCTAGGACTACGGCAGCTTTGGAGCTTGATATTTTCAACCCTATTCAGGTTACTCAAACTTTACCTGCCGGCAATGTGGTCAGTGATAGTGTTATAGCTGGAGTGCAGTATCAGATCACCCCTAATTCTTTTCTTGTAACATTTTCATGTGCTCAACCCTTTGCCGTAGGTTTTTTGCTAGACTCAGCCGTTGATGGTTTATTAGATGAAGACAGTTTGAGCTACTAGGAGATACATGTCAAAACAGACATTTACCACAGGGCAGGTTTTGCTTGCCAGTCAATTAACATCCCTGCAACAGACAGCTATGGGCGGTGGATCTGCAACGGCTAAGACCGCATCTTATGTATTAGTAGCTGCCGATGCTGGCGGTACTGTAATTATGAACGCAGCAGGTAGTACAACAATTACAGTTAATACAAGTTTATTCGCAGCAGGTGACACAGTATTAATTATGAATATTGGCGCAGGAACATGCACAGTTACAGCCGGTACTGCAACAGTAAGCACAGCCGGATCATTAGCATTAACTCAATATGAGTCAGGCATTTTATATTTTACTGCAACAGGCGCGGCTATATTTAATGATTATGTGCAGGCAGGTAGTAATCCATTAACTACCACAGGCGATATGATTTATTCATCAAGTGGCTCAACACAGGCTAGATTAGCAATTGGCAGCACATCACAAGTTTTAACTGTGGCGGCAGGAATTCCAAGCTGGGCAACACCTGGTGGTGCTTATACTTTAATTAACTCAGGTGGAACCACTTTAACAGGTTCAAGCGTTACAATAGGATCAATTCCTGCCACATATAAAGATTTATATTTAGTAGTGAGTAATTACAAACCTAGCGCAGCCGCATTATTACAGATGAGATATAACAGTAGCAGCACAGCCAATACTTATTATCATATCCAAGGAACAGTATTTGGAAGCGTTGTATCAAATACAGCATTTGACCAAGCACAATGCAGATTAGGTGCTATGGAACAAAATACAACCACATCATACAGTTTATTTCAACATCGTATATTTGATTATTCCAACACTAATGTTTGGAAACATAGTTGGGGAACATTTGTAACTAATGGCGTTGCTAATGCCGCACAATTTAACTGGGCACCAATGGCAAATGTTTGGAGTAATACCAACGCAATTTCATCAATTGATTTGTTTCCTAATACTGGAACATTTACATCAGGCACAGCCTACTTATACGGGGTGAAATAATGAAATCACAGATAAAAGAATATAATTGCGAAACTGGCATAGAGATTATTAGAGATGCTACTGATGCTGAAATGGCACAAATGAAATTAGATGCTATTAATCATGCAGAGGAAAAAATTAAAACCGAAGCAAAGGCATTAGCCAAATCTGCATTACTTGCCAAATTGGGCATTACTGAGGATGAAGCAAAACTGCTTCTCAGTTAATTCTTAATTATGGCAACAATTCGGGAACTTACTAGCCCTAATGGATGGCCGGCTAATGAAGACCGCAAAGCTATAGGCATTGAGTCTTTTATTGTAGTCGGTACAAAGATCAAGCTTGTTTGTGCTAAAGCGGTTGCACCTTTACTTGTTAATTTTGCCAAAGAATTCCATGATTCTGTTGAACCGATAGATGAAGGTCAATTAGATGACTGGGGTTACGCCTTCCGCATGACCAGAGGGTCAGACAGAATATTGAGCAACCACTCATCTGGGACTGCCATAGACTTAAATGCAATAAAACACCCTTTAGGCAAGTCAAATACTTTTAACAAAGAGCAGTGTAATATAATTAATCTGTTAATAATTAAATATGGCTTGGCTTGGGGCGGTAATTACAAAAAGCGCAAAGATGACATGCACTTTGAGATTGCCTTGGATAAAGAGCAGGTCAAAAATAAAATACAAGAGTTAGGATTAAAATGAAACTCACTACAAAACAAAAAGCAATTATTAAATCTTATTGTCGCAGTTTAGCCGCTGCTACTGTCACTACAGTCTTGGCATTAGTAGCTGACATGCGGCCAGAGCTATCTATTCTTGCAGGTGCCTTAGTAGCACCTTTAATCAGATATTTTGATACCCAGGATCAGGCTTTTGGTCGCAATAGCTAATGAGTCCTAATGAGTGGGCAGGTCTATGTGTAGCTGTAGTAACAATTTCTGGATCATTTGTTGCAACTGTAAGATGGCTTGTAAAACATTATTTGTCTGAGCTTAAGCCTGATAAAAATGGGCAACATAATCTTGAGGGGCGAATTTGTCGCATAGAAAATAAACTAGACACGCTATATGAAATACTGATAACTAAAAATTAACCTGCATACCCTTCTCTTATGAAAAGCTGCGTTATTGTGCCAACTAGGGGCAGACCAGAAAACATGGTCAGACTAGCTGCATCACTTGTTAGCACAAACGCATCTGTAGATCTATATGCTGTAATAGATAATGATGATCCAAAGTGGGATGAGTATGTCAAAAATGAAAACTATAAGTGTCTGCCTTCGGATAATAAAACAGGTGGTTGTGCCTACGCTCTTAATAGTGCCGCAGTTATGTTACTTGATTACAGTAACTATCCTATTTATGATCTCTACATTTTTATGGGTGACGATCACCTGCCTAGATCGCTGGATTGGGACACGGCTTTTGAAAAAGCGTTATTAGGTAAGACAGGCATTGCCTATGGTGATGATCTTTTGCAAGGGCAAAACCTACCTACTGCCTATGCAATGACAAGAGATATTGTCAGTGAGCTTAGAGGCATGACTTTCCCAGGTTGTAAGCATTTGTATTTTGATAATTTTGTAAAACAATTAGGTATAGATCTTAATTGTTTTATTTACCTACCAGATGTGATCATTGAACATCTACATCCCGCAGCTGGTAAAGCTGAGATGGATGAAGGCTATGAAAGAGTTAATCAAGTTAAGTGGTATGAAGAAGATTTATTAACTTTACAGACTTACTTAAGATCTAAAGAGTATGCAGATCTTGTCTATGCCTTAAAATGAAAGTCTTAATTACCGGCTCACATGGCTTTGTGGGGAGAGCCTTTAGGCGTGCCCTACCTTATGCACAATTGACTTTAGTTGATCTAAAAAATGGTACAGACTGTAGGGATTTTTTCAAGTTAGAAACTAAAAAGTATGATCTTGTAATACACCTTGCAGCTATTGTAGGTGGCCGGCAACAGATAGAAAATCAACCATTAAGTTTAGCTGTAGATCTTGCCATTGATGCTGAGTTTGCCAATTGGTGCATGGTTACAGAGCAGCCTTATGTAGTTTATTTTAGTTCATCCGCTGCCTATCCAATAGAGCTACAAACATTACAGAAAAAACATAAGTTAAAAGAAAAAGATCTAAACTTTAAGAAAATTGGCGCACCTGATATGAGCTATGGATGGGCTAAATTAACAGGTGAGATGTTAATGAGTTACCTGCGTGAGATGGGTACTCAAGTGTTAATACTTAGACCCTTTAGTGGCTATGGCACTGATCAAGACATGAGTTATCCTTTTCCATCAATTATGCAGAGAGCAATACTTAACTCAAATCCATTTGACATTTGGGGGCGATCAACTACTACAAGGGACTTTATACACATTGATGATGTAGTAGATGCTGTGGTCACAATGGCGCAAAACAATTGCAATCAAACAGTTAATCTTTGTACAGGCAGGCCTACTACTTTCCTTGAGTTATCACAGATAGCCTTAAAAACTTTAGGCATTACAAAGATGCCAAGGTTCAATATCCTCTCAGATCAGCCGGCAGGCGTGGCCTACCGCGTAGGGAATCCAACCATGATGAGTGATTACTACACACCAAAAATAAGTCTTGAGGAAGGTGTCCACAGGGCTATTTCTGGGATTTTGTGATTTACAATTAGCTCATGGCAATCAAACGCAAAAGCAAAAAAATAGCAAAGCAAAGGCGTACAACTAAAGAAACGCCTTTAACAAAGCTTGATTTTTGGGCTATCGCAGCCAATGAGGTGTACCGCGCTTGCCGCAAAGCCGGCATGGATGAAGGCACAGCTCTAGCTTTTGCAATGGACAGATCATCTTACCCAGACTGGATTGTGGATAAGGATGATCCAATTCGCAAGCCATGGGATGATGATGAGGAAGACGATTAAGCGCGACAAGTCTTTTAACGCACGCTACTTAATCTGCTCAGATCTCCAGGTGCCTTTTCAATTTGATGAGGCAATAATCAATCTGAAAAAGTTAGTTTCTACTTACAAGTTTGATTTGGTACTTAATGTAGGTGATGAGCTAGATCTAAATACAATCTCTAAATACAGTCAAGGTAAAGCTGAGTCATTTCAACAAACTCTAAATGCTGACAGAGATCTTTGCAAAGATATTTTGTACGATCTAAAAACAGATGTAGTTTCCAGGTCAAATCACGCCGACAGATTATTTAGTGCAGTTAGTCAGATACCAGGTTTGATGGCTTTGCCAGAGCTACAATATGAAAAGTTCATGGGGTTCAATGAGCTAGGCATTTACTTTGCAAAAAAACCTTATGAGATACCTGGCACAGACTTTGTGCTGTGTCATGGGGATGAAGGCAACCTATCTAAAATTGGCGGATCCAGTGCGCTGAACATAGCAAAACGCTGGGGCAAATCTTGTATCGCAGGCCATAGTCACAGGATGGGCTATACATGCCACTCAGAGGCCTTTGGTGGGCGATTACAGAGGGTTTTAGTAGGTGTTGAAGTAGGTCACACCTGCAACATCTCCAAGATGTCCTACCTGGCAAAGAGCAATTATTACGCCAATTGGCAGGCTGGGGCAGTCATTATGACTATTAAGCGTGGCAATCCTAGCTTTGAAATGATCCGGTTTAACACAGACGGCAGTTTCGCCGCGCTAGGAAAAGCCTTTGGGTAATTGCATTTGTCAGTGGGGTATGCTTTAATTGCTTTTGTAAATGCAATTGACCTTGAAGGGGGTTAATATGAAATATACAGAAACAAAATGTGAGTGGTGTAAAGGTGTTACGCGTGGGGATGTTTGCCCACAATCTTTAGAGTGTCCAACTTGCTTAGTTAATCCTGGAGCAAATTGCAAAAGACCATCTGGTCACAAAGCTGCTGCAACACATAAAGATAGAATTAAAAAAGCATTTGATATAGATGATGCTAACAATTTTAATTGGCAAGCTGCATACGCTGATAAAATTGCGGTGACTGTATGAACGCTACAGAGTATGCACAAAAGGGTTGGTTTGTACTGCCACTTAAAAAACAATCCAAAGAGCCGGCAAAGTTTTTACGCCATGGTTATTTAGATGCAACAATAGATCAAGAAAAGATTGATCAATGGTTTGCAGATCAAGAGCTAAACATTGGCCTTGGTATATCACAATCTAGTTTGGTTGTATTAGATTTTGATTTTAGAAATGCTTGCAGAAATCTAAAATTTTATGAGTTACTGGAAAGATGTTTTAGTTGTAACACACATGTTGTATCTACACATGATGGTTACCACATATATTTCTATGTAGAAAAGCCTAAGCAATTTAAGGGCAAACTAATATCCGGTATAGATATAAAACATAAAGGTTATGTAGTGTTACCACCATCAATACATCCAAGTGGTACACCATACAAAATAGTAAATGATGTAGCACCTGTAGATCTACCAGAGGATTTAGAGAAACTAATGACATGGTAATTGTTAAATATGACAAGATAAGTGGTGCGTATGTTGATAGCAAACGCACACACTTTGTAAAAGCTTCTCTGATTAGGGCATACGCTCATAAATTTATGGGTGCATCTCAAGTTAGGGGTAGGCTCTCAGCTGCAATGGTTGAGGGTTATTGGTTAGACAAGTTCAAGGAAGCGGTGAATTATGAACTCTGAAATGTATGGATGGGCAATCACAATAATTTTGTTTGCTTTAGTAGCACTGTTACTTACAGTGACATGGATTGTAGCTGTAGAAAATGGCTATGACAAAGGTTTCAAAAAGGGTTATTCCAGAGGATCTAGAGATGCTTTACAAAACTGGGATAAAAGAAAACATCAATTAACAGCTGATAATGACTACCTCATGGGCAAGGTTGTAAGTCTGTTTGATAGAGAGATGAAATGATAGATTTAACACAATATGAAGATGCGGCCACCTTAAATAGATGGTTTCTAAATCACTATCCGCTTGGGCGGATTGATTTACAGCTTGTAGAGATCAATCTTGACAAAGGGATTGTTGTATTTAAGGGCAGCTTGTATAGAGATAGCAATGATGCAAACCCGGCTGTAACTAATTATGCAAAGGGTGAAAGGGATGATTACCCTGCCCACATGCGTAAGTGGTACTTAGAGGACACAGCTACAAGCTGTATCGCTAGATGCCTTACTTTGCTTAAAGGCTCAAACAAGACTGCACCTAAAGAATCAATGGTTAGAGCTACAAACTGGTCAGTAGAGCCAAAGGCAGATCTAGATAAAGAGCTGTTGCAAGTCAATCCTGTAGAAACTTTGACTAGAGAAGTAGAGAATCTGAGAGATCTGCGTTGTGAGGGCGGTGAGCGGATGCTCTACAAAGCCGGCATCTCTAAAACTACAAACAAACCTTTTGCGGGTTATGTCTGTGTGTGTGGTCAAAAATGCCCACCGGTTTGGGGTACAGCTAAATCAGATGGCACCTTTGTATTTAGGGAGCCGGTCAGTGGGTGACATGGAGATAATTGATCAGTATGGGGTTAAGGCAATCTTTACAGATGATGGTGTTGAGATTGATTTAGTTAGGCAGCATGAGAGGTGTGTAGCTTGTAATGATCCCAGACTTATACATGAAGGCACTACAAAGATCTGTGTATGTTGCGGGTGTAGGCAATGACCTTTGACTATCACAAAGCTATGGCAGAGGGTCACAACTATAACAATTTTGTAGCTGACCTTCTTCGCAATTTTGGCGTGCCAAATGTTGATGTGCCTGAATTTAGTATTGCTACAACGCATGAAAAGATTGCAGACAAAACTAAAAATGAGAAGGACATAGTGGTTGATCAGATTGTCTTAGAGGTCAAGAGTAGAGCTATAAGCTTTGAGGGTGCAGACGACTTTCCTCATGCCTTAGTCTTGGTAGATACTGTTTATGGCTTTGACCAAAAGATAGTCAAACCCTTTGCCTATGTTTATCTAAGTCAGATAACAAAAGGTGTCTTTGCAATACCTGTATCAACCCGACAATTCTGGACAATTGCTACTATTTATGATCAAGCTAGACAAATTGAAGTTGAGTGTTACTTTGTATCAAAGCGACATTGCAGACCATTTATAGAGCTTGTAGATATACTTTTAGAAAGGGCGCATGAGCGAGCCGGTGAGATGCAATAAGTGTGGCAGTTGGATTATGAGGGATGACCCTTGTGTAACTTGCCAGATGCTAGAGAAAGCAAAACACGCCCTAAATAGATAACTTGCAAAGGAAGGTTAATAATGTTAAGTTTCAACCGCTTTGTGGGGGCTTACACTGAAACTCAGTCATACCGAGTGTCACTGTCCAACCGATATAAAAAATTTTTTATATGGGGGTGGGGGGGCTTTCCTCAAAATCTAGTCACCCAAGTGTCAATGTTTGTAATGTTAATAAATCTAATAAATATAAATCCAGTCTTTGCTAAAGAAAATATAAAAACTTATCAATTAGAATACCTGCGACAATTAGAATACAGTTCAGATCAATATGCTTGTATAACCCCGTTGATAACTATGGAGTCCAGGTGGGATCCTAAAGCTACAAATGGATCACATTATGGATTAGCACAAGGCAAATCAAAATTCTTAGCGACAGCTGATTACAAGACACAAATTACATGGCACATCAAATACCTCAAACACCGGTATGGAGTTGATAGATTTGGAGTTGCAAACGCCTGTGGAGCATGGGCACATTGGTTGATGAAGGGCTGGCATTGATAGATGAGTGACATAGATTGGGCATATCAAAATGAGCTGCGTGAGCAATGGCTTATAGATAATCCAGATGCCGAGTATCAAGGCTGGGTATCAATCTAGTGAAGGACACTGAGAAAATTACAATTGGTATCTGTTCACCTGGATACATAGTTACAGACTTTATGACTAGCTTGTTGGATGTGGCTAGATCACAAAAGCAATTAGGCCAATTCATATCATTGCAAGGATCAGGTGTTATCAGTCGCTTGCGCAATCAAGTAGTTGCAACCTTTATGGAGAAAACTACAGATGATTGGCTGTTGCAGATAGACACAGATCAACGCTTCACAGTCAATGACTTTAAGAAACTTGTAGAGGCCGCAGATGCTAAGAAAAGACCTATTGTGTCAGCTGTGGTACATGGTGGCTGGGAAGTTGGCGAGCCATACCTTGAGCCGGTACCTTGCATATTTAAGATGGGTGAAGACAGTGGCTTATATGCGGTACATGACTATGATCCTGATAGCATTATAGAGGTTGATGCAGCGGGGACAGGAGCAATCCTGGTACATAGATCCGTCTTTGATCGCTTCATAAAAGAAGCTGATCAAGTACACCAAGGGGACAAATGGTGCTATTACCAGGATATGCCACTGCACAAAGAGTGGATAGGTGAAGATTTACTTTGGTGTCTTAGAGCTAAGAGTTTTGGCTATAAGATCTATGCACACACAGGTGTACAGATGGAGCATCAAAGAAAGAATTGGGTAGGCATAAAGCAACATCAAGACTTTGCGAGGTTCAGGCGTGCAAGACTACAGACCAAGGATCAGATAGATGGCGATAGTGACAAGCAAGGTGACAGTAACGACAACAAGTCAATCAATAGTTAGTGTTGATAATGTAAGCCGAGATGTAAGGCTACATGCAAAGCATGAGTGTCATGTAGGCAACAGTGGAGTAACAGCGGCTAATGGTTATCAGTTAGACAATGGTGACAAGATACAGCTGACACTAGCTGAGGGTGAGGATCTGTGGGCAATTGCAACTACAGGCACCGGCACATTAAATGTCTTAGTGTCTAAAATAGACTAAATGACAGCTGTTTTTTCCTGCCACGCACGCGTGCGGAATAC